ACTAAGGCTGAGTAGGCGCTGGGCGCATCGGTGGTTCCGCGGATTTTGAAGGCAAGCTCTAGGGTCGATTGAGCGAAATCGCCAGTGAGCCGAGGACTGCGGACGTATTCTTCGACGGTAATTGGCATTGAGTTTCCTTACGCGCTGAGTCGGTTGGCCTTAGCAATCGCGGCCGGTAATTCCTTTATCAGCCTTCCGGTGTTTCTTGCAGTCTCCTCGCTTGAACCAGCGATCTTGCGTTGAACATCGTCGCCCGGTCCAAACTGCAAGGCTTGAGCCGCCGAGAATGTGCCTTGATTTTGGACAGCCTTTTGGACTCCCTTTTCAGCCTCTTTGGCCTGCTCCTGAAAAATGTCTTGTGGAGCGCCCGGTTTTTTAAGAGCATTTGGCGCTGCTTGGCTGATCGCCTCCTCGGCCTGCTTGTTCGCGGCGTCCAGTTTGGCCTGAGCTGCCGCGGCCCTGGCGTTTCGCGCGTCTTTTGCCGCTTGGGCCTGGGAATTTCGGCGATTGATTTCCCGTTGACGGTCTTCTTCGAGAGTCTTGTTGATGTCCTTGGCTCGCTGGTCTATTTGGGCCTGCCGCTGGTATCGCTCGTTAAACCGGCTGTCCAGGATTCCTTGCGTTGCAGAATCGCTGGCCGCATTTTGCGCTGAGGTTTGATCGTCAATCTTTTGCATTTCGGCTTGGACGTTGATCTCGCTGTCGAACAGGCTTTTCAGGGCGACCCATGCTTTTTGAATAAAGCCGACGGTTGAATTCCAAGTTTTGGTCAGGAAATTCGTAAAACTTGTCCAGCTGTCGGTGAAGAACCCGACCGATTCAATCCAGCCGATTTCGATGAAACTCCAAGAGTCGCTGAAGAATTTGGCAATGGAAGAAACTGTGTTTGTCCAGACGTTCAAGATTCCCGTCGTAAAATCGGTCCAAGCGTTTTTAAGACCGGCCATTCCTGTCTGCCAAGCTGCGTCAATCGCCGTCCAGCCCAGCTCCATCGCCGCGCCGAGTTGCCCCGCCTGTAAAAGCCCAACGATGTTTCCAACGGTTCGCGAGACGGTAGCAAACAATGCCGAAAACTGCTCGCCCAGCCAATTCACCATCGCAGCGCCAAACTCTGTCTGCGTGGCAATCATGTAGCCCAGCGCGGCTATCGCGGCGACTGCCAGGCCAATTGGCGAAACCACAGCGGCAAAGACGGTCGCGATAACTCCACCCAGCGCAATTAGGCCGCTGATTGCAGCGGCGGCCGCCATCGAGGCAACGCCAAACGCAACCAAGGCGGCTCCAGCGGCTCCGACTCCCGCAGCGACCGCTGCCACCCAAACAACCAGTTCTCCGTTTTTTGAGATCCATTCCGCCACCCCAACGATCACTGGTGTGATGGTTTGAATTACCGAGGTCAAAGCAGGAGCCAGCGCGGCACCGATCTCGAACGCAACGTCCTTTACGACAGTCCACAGATTTGAAAGGGTGTCGCCGTACAGCGTGGCCGCGGCCGCATCAGCCCCGCTGACCTGGAGACCGAGTTTCCGGGCTTCTTCTCTGAGCGCCTGAATACCGGCCGCTCCGGTGGTCATCATTGGCATTAGGCTCGCGCCGCCTTTCCCGAAAATATCCATGGCCCGCATCGTCCGAATCGCTGGGTCTTCAATGCCGGCGAGCGCATCGGCAATCAATTCGAACTGCTTGTCTACGGGCAAGGACTGGAGCTGCTGGGCCGTAAGGCCAAGATGAGCCAACGACTCGGCTGCTCCATCGCTGCCCGTGGCTGCTTCGCCAACGACCTTGCTCATCCGGTTTAGCCCGGTCTGCAATTGTGCGACTTCCACGTCCGACTGCGCGGCCGCGTGCCGCAACTCCGAAAGCGCCTCGACGCTGGCCCCGGTCCGGTCAGCCATTTTCGAGAGCTCGTCACCGGACCCAGCGAATACTTGCACGCTCGCGGCCAGCGGCCCAAGCACCGAAGCGGACGCCGCCGACATGCCGCCGCCAATTGCCGAGAGCCCCATGCCAAACTTTTTTAGCTTCGCCTGAGCCGCTCTGAGACCTTTGACCAAAGAGGAGTCATTGGCTCCGATTTCAACAAAGGCCCTTCCGGCGCGGATTCCAGCTGCGCTCATGTTCAGTCCTTAAATGCAACGTCGAAAACCTGCCAAGAGCCAAAAGCCCAGGGGAAATTGGTTGCAACCTATTGCCATTTAACTCATCGCCTCTTGTCCGATGATTTGGATGCTTACGTTGGCTGTTGAGGCAGCAGTATTCGTAACCAGCACCGAAAGAATGTCGGTTGCGTTTCCGCGAATCGAATTCAGTAGCGGAAACAGGTTGTCAATCTGCTGGTCAACCGGCTGATTCGCCGGGACGAAAATTGAGTAAACAACTTCGCCCGACGCTGTGAACGTCGTCGCGCTGGAATCAATTAAGGCAAACGAGTTTGGGCTGGCAGAGTTTGCTTGAAAGCTTGCGCCGGTCAAATTGACCTGAGAGGTCGGAGTGCTAGTCACCAACTCAACGAAGATTGGCTGGTCGCTTGTAATCTGCAAACGCCGAGGCAAAAGTTGACCGCGATTCACCTGACCGATGGTGTAGTTATTCCCGGCGGCCGGAGAAGTCACCGTTCCGCCGGTAATAACATCGACGAGAGTCAACGTGTTGTTGGTGTTTGAAACAATGCGGGCGATATTTGGGAGCATGCCCGATATTGCTGGAGGCCCGTAGTTTACGAAACGACCTGCCCACTGATTCACCGTCCAAGGCGTACCGCTGACGACCAGCGTAGAAGTCGTACCTGACGAGACTGCCGCTGATGCTTGCGTAAATTCCTGAGTCCCCATCGTCCGGCCGCGCATGCTGACGACCGGAATTCGGTTGGCACTCGCAGCAACACTACGCCGACCTGCATTGGCACTCGTTGCAGACCAGGGAGAGCCGTAAGCGTAGGTAAACCCTCTTTGCTCATCGACTCCACCCTCGACCAACACCGACACCCCGTAATGAAACATGTCGTTAGCCAAAGCCGCTCCAACATTCCGCTGCTCGTAACGAACCGGAAGATTTCCTGTTCTCGCCCACGGACGACCGGGAGTCGGCACAACGAGAATCGACCAGTTGTGGCCTACGGTCGGAGCTATTGCCAGGGCAGCACCAGTAGTAATGTCTGCCAGTGTCAGAACGTTGGTTGTGTTCGCCGTGATACGAGCAAAAGTCGGATTCTCAGAGATGACTGTTCCGCCAGTTGCCAAGGTCGCGTTGCCGCCAGCACACCCTGTAAACGTGGTCGCGGTTACGCCAGTGTAGGTGACGAGTTGGTTTTGAATAAGCAAACGCCCAGAGGCGGGAAATCCAGTCGTCGATACGACATTGATGGTCGCCTGAGGCAAAACCTGACCGTTTGAACCAGATGCTACAGTCGTGTTTGCGTTAAGCTGCAATGTCCGTGTCTGCCACTGGTTGGCAATCCAGGTAGCACCAGCAACTGTGAGCGAGGTCGTGCTTGAAGCAGTTGAGGCTCCACCCAGAGGAGCAGCCGAGGCCTGCGTTGCTGAAGGAGCGTTATTGCCTGAGCCTATTTCATGCAGGATGTGCGGCTCGCCGTCGATCAGGATTCCCCACCGTAGCGCGCCGCCGCCATACCAAGCGTACTCCAGCCAAAGCATCTGGAGGCGATTCCAGTTGATGCTCGACGCGATGCCTGATGGGTCGGTCCACAGATAGGCTGGAATTTTGATGTCGGTCGGGCGACCTGTACTGAGAACCGAAGAAACATCCGAGCGAATGACCGCAAACATGCCCGACGGATTGGCTGGGTCGAGCGGATTCGCCCCTTGCTCAAAGAAGATGCCGTTATTCTCGTCGAAGTATCCGATACGCTGTACTTGGTTGACGTTGTTCTGGCCGAAGTTCGCGGCGGTGGCCATGAACATGCTCTTGCCGGGCTGATAACGATGATAGGGGCGGCTCTGTCTGATGTTTACGTCGCCGCTGGCCGTAGAAATCGACATGCGAATCCCGCCTTCGCCGGGAAGGTGTGTAATCGAGCCTGAGCCGATGTTTAGCGTTTCCCATCTGAGCGGCTGCGGCGAATACTCGAAGTCAGCATCGTAGATATTCTGGCCGCGGCTCATTTTCATGCGGCCCATCACATCGCGAATACGCTTGTCGCCAATCGCGATTAACCGTCCTTGGTTATCGAGAAAAGGGGCTTCCCGGGTCGCACCTTGGGCCGTGTTTGTTTTGGCGAGGTAAGGGCCCAGGTGCAATTGAGCCATGGCTTGTATTCCTATTTGTTTGGATTTCTTACGAAGACTGACAAAAGGGCTTCGATAGATTTCTTGGGACTCAGCCGTTTTCGTCGGTTTCTAATTGGATTGAACTCGGCTGGATGTCTGGTCTGCGACTTTCTCGTGCAGTGCACGTTGTAGGTCATGGCGAGCAGTGCCGAGACCGCTTCCCAACTTGCCGCCTGCCTCGCAGTCGCCATCGCTGAAAGCTCTCCGAATGTGAACGTCCACGGCTCTATCCCAAGAACTCCAGCAAATTCAAAAATCAAACTCCAGACTTCTTTAGCAGCGGCTTCAGGGCTTCGTTGATTCGCTCGCGAACCATCGCCTTCACGTCCAGTTCTTTCATTACGCCCAGAACTTCTTCCGCCGCAACTTCCTTCGTCGTCGTCATCTTCTCCCAAGTCGCTTTCATCACGGCCCCGTCCAGGGGCTCTGAAAAATTTACGATTGCCTCCACGAGCGCATCGGCGGCATTTTTGATTCCAATTCCGACAATTCCCTGTGCGAACTGCCGTTCATTCAAGCCGGTTTGCTTGATCTGGTCCTCCAGAAGGCAGCTCAAGACATCGACCAGGAGAATTGGGTCCTTTGCAAGCCTGCCGAAAACCTTGTTTTCGCTGCTTGCGCATTCGCCGAAGTCGATATCGAACTCGTTCTTGACCTTCCGCATTTCGAACACCGTGATGTCGATGTTCCAGGTGCGGTCGAGGCGATCCTTAAAAGCTGCCATTACGCAATTACCATTTCGCTCGGAGGATTTGCTGCCGGTGAAGGCTTGATCGTGACGGAATACATCTGCGCGTTTTCGAGTTCTTGCGAAAGTTCGAATTTGACGACCTGGCATGTCGCACGGATGCCGCGAGCACCTGAAACAGCAATGCCATCGTCCATGATTGTGAACTCGGCCGCCGTCCTAGCCGCGTAGGCGGCGCGGATGGTTTGAATCTGCGTGTCGCCGGCGACATTGACCAAGTCAAAGTCAACCGAAGCCTCTCTCAGCGTTACCACCGTTTCGCGCCATCCGCTTGACGAACGGCGAGTAACATCTGCCTCTGACATCGAGTCGCTGAGGGTTAAGTCTCTGACTGCGGTAATCTCGCTCCAGACCGGGGTGACATAGGTGCCTGTGTTTCGGTAGAGCTTTCCGTTGAGTCCGAGTTTTGTCATTTGGGGTTGGCTCCTACGACTTGATTAGGTTCTGAAACTGCTGGGCGATTATTGGCCTCGCCTTTTCCAGGGCTGGCAACATATAGGGCCGCTTTGAAATCTTGGTTCTTATTCTCCGTTTTGCGGACTTCAGCGTTGGCAATGTTCCGGCCGCCCGCTTTCGAAGGAACGCTTCGAGTTGTTTACCTGTTGCCTTCCGGCCCTTCCTTGGAGTTTTTTCCAGTTCAATAACGGTAACTTCAGTCGTTCCGCCGTATTCAAGATTCGCCGCCGCATCGCCTGCGGAACCGAACCGGACTGGACCGGCTACAACTGACTTGGTTTTGGGGTCATACGCAAAATAGATTCCGTTTTTGAGCGTTCCTTTGCGAACCCTTGGCGGCTGTCCGGGCTCGCTCGACTTCAGCGGAAGGTTTTCACGTTTTCCACCCGCCGCCCGCCACACAGCAAGCTGGGCCTCGGTGAGTTCAGATTCTTTCATCCGCCTCGCCTTGCGCATCGAGCGCCGGGCCGAGGTGCGCACAAAACCGCCAAGCTTGCTTAGGGCGCTGGCCCTTCCCTTTTCGACGGCTTCGATGACCTTCATCCGGTCAAAGAAGAATTCTTTTGCTTGGCTGAAGGTCAATTCCATTTTGGCTAGGTTGTTAAACGTCGAGTTGCTCGCGGATCTCTGACACCTTGAATTCAAGTGGACGGGCATCGGGCGTGCCGGCATCAACCGAAAGTCCAATTTCCCTCGCTGCCTCTGCCGTGATTGCGACGACCTCGGAGTCGTTTAGGTTCTTTATCGCACTGGCAAGAATCTCTCTGACGTTTTCCATGTCTCTACTAAAACCTTTTTGGACTGCGTTTAAATTTTCAGGGGCAAATTTGAAAGTCCGGCGACTACTTTAAAATCCTCGAGATTTCGAGCAGAGTTTCCATCATCCTCGGCCAGCTTGAACCCAGCTTTTCGCGAAGCTGTTTTTCGGCTTCGGAAATTTCCGGGCAGGGCGTTGGCGTTTGGCCGCCGCCGTCTCCGCCGCCTGGAGTTCCTGTGTCCCAAATTGGGTATTCAGAAATGCTCGATGTTTCGCGCTGGTAGCCCTCGAGCAGTTCCACTCCGGCAATCGAGGCCGGAATCATCATGCCGGGGACTCTGGCCGGGCCGTCGGTATTGTGCTGCTGGCTTTGCCGGTAAATAGTTGACGTCTTCTGTCCGGCACCATTGCCGTTGATTGTCCAGGTCAGTAGTCCCTTCTGCGTTCCGTCCTGCACGACGGCTGAGCCGCTCTGGCCTCCAATCGAATTGGGTTGCCAGTACCAAATACTGCCGAGCTGCACGGTGCGGCAGAGTTGGCCGCTGGGGACCTCGCAGCGTGGGCAGCCCCAAGTGCCGGTCAGCTTGGATGTATCTGGATCGGACGTCGAGAGCTTGATCGGCGTCAGTCCTTTCATGTTTTTCAAGTCCGCTTTTAGAAGCGCCCAGTCGGTAGACGTTTTAGAGCTGTAGGCGGCCTCGATGACTCTCGCGGAGAACCTCTCGGTCCCGCTGCCATCGGCCAAGAGTGCTTCGCAGACGACGGTATGGGCAATCTTTGAGCCGGCGACATGGGCGTTGGTCAGAATGTAAATCCCAGAATCGTCTCGGCCGCAGAGGTTTCCAGTTCCGCAGGAATTGCCATTGATGATTCGAACCGCTCGCCTGGACCAGCTTCGGATTTTTTCTGCATCCTCGCCGCTGACTATGGCTCCGTTTGGCCCACGGAGCGCCTTATACCAAGCGTTTGATGCGTCTTCCGCACTTGGGGCGGCAACCGGTTTGGGTGCGACAGGAATTGGTACAGCGCCGTAAACGACCTGCCCTTGGCAGGAACCGTTTCTACACTGAACCGCAGATTGGCGGCGAAAAAGCTGGGCATCCGCCGAACTGACAAACAGGATTACACAGACAATTGAAAGCAGGTTCTTCACTGAATTAGCCCTTTGCGTCGTTGGTGCTGAATAGCTTGGTTTTCGTTTTTTGCCGCCGGCGTTTAGCCGAACAGGTCAATCAAGGTCGTGATGAATTTGAAAATCGAATCCTGGTTGGCAATGATGAATTTGATGAAAGCGTAAAACTGGTCCCCCGCGGCTACTTCCGAAGCGACCTCATCAAGATCACCGGCATACCGGATCGCGAGGTATTCGCAGAGCGCGGGGTCTTTCGCCGCGCGTCGCAGCTTGGCTGCTTGCAGCGGCCGGAATCGGTTCTGCTCGGCGAGCTGATTCAAAGCGACCTGAAACGCGAGGACCCGCTCCCGCTGCACGTCCAGCTGAGAGCCAGCCGGTTCAATTGCTTCGGCAAGCGTCTGGTCTGCTTCGGCTTTTTCCTGTGCAAACGAGACAGAGGGAATCAGGCAGAGAACCAACAGAAGAGGCAAAATGTTTTTCATGGCTGTTTATTCCAAACTGATGTAGGTGGCGATGAGAATGGTGTGGAAGATTCTTTTTTGCTCGAGCATTTTCCAGTCGTAGGTCTGGATTTCCGTTTTAGACAGTCTGAAGGCGGCGATTTCTCGGGCCCCGGTGTAGAGGAATTTGTCGAGCCGTTCGACCAATTCCAGCAGGCCGTCAATTTCGCCGTCTGAGTAAACCTTCTTGGCAATCTGGACGGCGATCCGCGTCGTGCGCTCGATGTCTCTGCGGCTCTTGGGAACGCCAGAGATTGCTCCTGGCGAGACGGTGACCCGAAGCCCGGAAATCTCCTCAAGATTGTCGGTCAGGTACCAGTCCATCTCGGCGGCAAAGCTGGGCCAAGAGCCTGCCGGCGACGGAACCCAGCCTGCGATTGCAGTCCAGACTCCCTGCCGAAGCGCGCTGGTCTTGCTTGCCATCCGGTCCGTTATCCAGAAACCTTGCGAACATGAATCCGGTAAAGCTGCTCGGTCGTCTTGCGAAAGCAAGGGTCGTCTCCGAGAAGCTGCACCTCGTAGGTTCCGTCGGCCGAGACGATGCGGTCTCCGACCTCCGGAACAAAAAGGACGCCTCCGATCTGCAAGCGGTCCTTGTGAATAATCCAGTCGATCTGGATGCTGCGGATCAGATTTCCATCTCCGCCATCCGACTCAAAAACCTCGCGGCCTTGAATCGCATCCGGGATGGAAATTTGATTGAGTCCGCTGAAATAGGTGACTGCTTGGCCGGCAGCCGAAGGAAGTTGACTGGACAGCCAAGCGAGCCCATCAGTAATTAGCGACATGAACTAGGCCGCCGGATCGTGGATGAACTGGACGTTTTGCCCGGCGGCCGTGGACGAACTGTTTGGAAGGAGGAAGCCGAGCACTTGATTTCCCGCCGAGACGTTCGTAACCCGGTTGTTTGTGTCGTCCCACCAGACTTTTGCACCGGCCGTCACAGCAACTCCCGAGACACCCTGATAAATACCGCCACTGACCGCGACCGCTCCAAGTCGGTTGGCGGGAATGGCCGTTTGTACGATCAACGGAGTCACACCAATAACGACGACGCGACCAGCCGGCATATCGGCCGTGGGCGTGTAATCCACGACATTGACATTTCCGCTCAAAAATTGAACTTCCAGGGGCATGCGTTTCCTCCAAGATTAAAACGTGATTTTCAGATGATTTGCCGCGAGCGGCGGCTTCGGTGGGGAGTCCGAAGCCGCCGCAAACAGGTCGAAGTTTGTGCCCTGGAGAACTAGGCTGTGCCCTTGCTTCTCACTCCGCCTCGCCAGTCTTGTTTCGCAACGCCAAAGTCGAAGTAGCCACGCATTGCGATCCCGAGCATGTCGAAGTCAGCCTCGGCTTCTTCGATGATTGGCGTCTGCTGCCCATTGAGGAAAACGACTTCAATCGTCGGCAGGTCATTCGGATTTGCCAGCAAGTACCACGAGGTCTGCGTGCCGCCGAACGCCGTGTTGCCGACGTAGGCTGAGACTTCGGGGCGGTACATCCCGGCAAACACGTTAGTTGCCATGTTCTTGCCGGTGGAGCCAGTCACGATGTTCTGCGAGGCGAACAGCTCTTTGGCCGTCACTGCCAAGCTGGTCGGAACCAGCAACATCGACGGCATGACTGCCAGAGGATTGCCCTTAGGATCGGTTTGATCCATGAACATCTGCTCGGCGGTCTGCAGCGAGCTGAACTGCAGATTGGTAGCGGCTCCCTCGAAATAGTTCTTACGAGCCGTGGTAAAAAAAGTCGAATTGGTGTTGAACTCCAGCCAGAAGACCTCGTTCAGCCGGAGGGCTGCACCTCGGCCGATTTTCTGAGCGCGACTGGTAAGGGCACCCAGATCATCGTTGATGATGTCCTGCCGGTTGAGCTGCAGAATCTTGCCGTAGGTCTCTGCCCGATTGGTAAACGACTCTTCCTCGAAAAGGGCGTGTCTGAGGCGTCCGTCCGGCCCAACCTTATCGAATTTGGCATCATCGACGAGGCGGTAGCTGGTCTTGGTTTTGAAGTCGTTGACTGAATTGACCGTGCCGATGCTTCGCCAGACGGACTCAACGGCATTGAAGCTTTCGAGCAGCATCTTGTTCCCGGTATTGGACAAGATGTTGATGACTTCGTGCATGCTGAAAGCGGCACGGAGGAAGTCCTTGGTCACGCTATTGAGCGGACCTTGCTGCACGTTGAATCCAGAGGCGGAAGCCGCCATGATCAACAGCCTCTGCAGGCCAACGCCGGACTTGTATTGCCGGTCGGCCGCCTCAAGAGTCTTTTCATCAAATGATTTCTCTCGGTTAGGGAGACGTGCGGTCTTGGCGACCGCACATTCCAGAACGCCGAGGTTCGAGCTGAAGTCCTCGGCGACGTGAATCGCCGGGGCCTTCGGTCGCGAGGCGCGGAGCGCCTCGAGTTCTGTCTTCTCCTCGCTCCAGCCTTCGCGAATGGCGTGGGCTTCGAGGCTCACAAGTTCCTTGCCATCGATGCGGGCTGAGGAAATGCCGTACTTGGCGCAGACCAGCTTAATGCTGCCGGTGCGGTCGGCTTCTGCTGCCTGAATCTCGCGGACTTGTTTTTGGATGGCTGCCGTGTCGATAGTCGCTGCGAGCGGAGCCGGCTTGGCGGCTTCCTCTTCCTGTTCGGGCGTTTCGGTCTCCGAGTCGTAAGCGGCCCGGAGAAGAGCGAGCTGCGGCTGGCTCAGACTCGCTTCGTCAAAGCCGCTGGCTGTGAGCCACTGGGAAAATTCCATGAGAGATTGCTCCTGGGGAGAGGGAATGGCGGCGATTGAGGCGGTGGTGTTGTCATCAGCTCCGAGTGCCGCGAAAGAGATTTCACGGAGCGATGTCCTGCGGGCGACGTAGACCGGCCCGGAGACGTTGCGGCCATTGACCTTGACCGTGTTGCCACGGTCGACGAATTCGAGTTGCTGGACCTCGGCCCCGATGCTTGCCTGCCAGGGGAAGCCGTTGTCGCCCAGTGCAGTGACCTCCGACGCGGCGGCGCTGATGCCGCTCACCTTGCCGGCGACTTTGATTGTCTGGGCCGTGACAGTGATTTTTTCACTGTGTCCGACGATCTGCGCCGCGTCGTGCGAATAGAGAATCGGCCGGGTCTGCGAGCGGACCGTCATGCCCGCCAGATCCACGACCACCGGCCAGTAGTAGCCGGCGACGTTCATTTGCCCGCCCGTGTAAGCGGTCATCGAAAAGGCGCGGACCTTGGGCCGCTGGCCTTCCGTAGAGGGTTCGGCAGCGGTGAGCTGCAGATCGGCCACCTGGCTGGTGAGCGTGATGCGCTGGGGACCTTGGGCGAGCAGCTGCTTACGCGGCTGCTTCGTCCGTAGTCGGTTCTTCCGTGGCATTGGACGGGGGAGTTGCCTGCGAAGAGGGCTCGGGGCTCAGGTTCAGACTCTCCATCAGCGCCAGTTCTCGGGCTCGCTGACGGAGCTGCTGCTCCCAGTCTTTACCTTGCCGGGCGTATTCTTCGGCAAGGGTCGTCGTGTGATTACGGAGTCGGGTTTCCTGGGCGCTCGCTTCCTTGGTCGGATCAACATGCTCGGCTCCGTCCCAGAACCATTGCCGTTCGCCTGCCCAGTCGCCATAGGGACCGGGCGGGAGCAGGCCGGGGACGAGCGAGGCTTCGTCGAGCCACGCCTGGAAAACCTTATTCAGGACAATTGCCTCCAGCGAGTCCTGTTCGACGCGAATCGACTTGAAGTAGACCTGATGGTCCAGTCGACCGGATGCATAGTTGTACGATGCCGAGTTGCAAGCGGCGACGTTGAAGGGCATGTTCAGACAACGTGCGATTTCATTGATCAACTCCCGCTTGAACTCGGCATAGGTACTGCAGGGCTGCTCGGGCCGGAGCTGGCCCATCTGCCAGCCGGCCGGGACGGTCGTCATCATCCGCTGCTCGATTTCAATCGGCAGGAACGGATCGACATCGTCCGCTTCGCCGTTGGCCGGGGCGGTGGTGTAGAGCACGGCCGCAAAAGAGGCGGCCGTTTCGGCGGCGGCCAGCACGGCGAGTGTGAACCGCCGCAGCTGGGCAAACAGCGGCAGGGCTGGCGTGATATCCGGAATCCCGCGAACCTGGCCGGGCCGGTCGACGCTGAACCAGTGAATCATGCTCTCGGCCGGGACGGGCTGAAGTTTTTCGACGGTTCCTGCACTGCTGCCGGGGTGTTCTCGAAGGACCGTGTACGAGCGGGGGTTGCCAAACTCATCAAAGCGAATCCCGTCGGCGTGGTTCAGGCTATCATCCGGGTCGGTAACTTGGTCGGCCTCGACGATTTTCAGGTCGAGCTTGATCGGGCTGCGGAGCTGCTGGTTGGTGACCAGCATCGCAAACGCTTCGCCGTCGACCGCCTTCGATTGCCGCATCGTGCGGAGCTTCTGGGCCAGTCCAATCTCGGTAGCCCAGGCACTGAAAGCCCGCTCAATCCGGGTGTTGGCCGAGTCATCGCCGGTGGCGACTTGCAGGATTGGCCCACGACCGACGACATCATTGGCCAGCGTCGAGATGATCCCTTTGGCGTAGCTGTTGTTGGCGACTTCATAGCGGGCCCGGTTACGAAGGGTGCGGCGAACCGAGCGGCTGTTAGCGGCGGCTGCACTCAGGCCATCGGCCATCGCCCAGTGCCGGCGGTTGTCTTCCGTCGTCTGGGCCGCATCGTACTTCCCGCGCACCGCGAGCGGGACGACCTTGGTCGCAGAATCGCGGTTGCGGAATAGACGGGAGAGCAGCTTGAGCATGAGTTTAGTAAGAGGTTCCAGGCGGGACCAGCTTGTTGAACCGCAGTCCCCGGCGGGGCGAGTTCTTCAGCGCCTCCTTGCCGGCCAGATGCTGATCGGCCTTGATCAGGTCGTCGACCGACTGGGCATCGACCCGGGTTCCGTCGACAGCGACCGCTTTGGGGTTCTTGGCGGTGTCTTCAATGGTTTGGTCGAGGTTGGGCATGTAGGAGAGGGCTTTCAGTAGGTGCGGGCATGCACAGCGAATGGTAAAGGGAGTTCGGCTGTATTCAACTTGAGTTTTAGGGGTTGAGAAAAGAATGCGTAAATGCGTGCTACGAATAGCAATCCCAAATTCAATCAGTCTAGAATCCGGATGGTAGAACTTGCCTCTTCTTAGGGACCGAATGTGGCCACTTCATTAAACTCAAACAAACGACGACAGTACGCGAAACTTGTCGCTGAACGGAAGACTTGCAGGCTTTGTGCTGGTCTCACGAACCCCAGCTGCGCAAAACTGCGCAAGCTCGACTCCGATGAGGTCGGTCCTTGGACCTTGTTGTTCGGCGATCTCGATGCAGATGTTTTAGTAGTTGGGCAGGATTGGGGCGATGTCTCATATTTCCAGAGAAATCAAGGACGTGACGACCCAAGGACTCCAACCAATCGAAACCTGCTCCAGATTATGCAAAAATCAGGGCTCATTGGACCGTCAAAGAATCCCTCTGGACCTACGGTCAAGATGTTCTGGACCAACGCGATTCTTTGCCTAAAGGATGGCGGGTTGCAGGCCAAGGTAAAGCAAGAATGGTTTCATAATTGCGGCATGTCATTTCTTCGTCGGCAGATTGAAATTGTGCGACCGCGGGCTGTTGTCGGATTAGGTGCAAAAGCTTTTCAGTCTTGCCTTAATGCCTTTTCAAAAGAACGGATTTCGTTGTCTGAGGCGATTAACGACAGGGATGGAATTGAGTTGGTTGCAGGAGTTCGGTTGTTTGCTGCTTACCATTGCGGTGCTCGGACTCTTGCGATAAATCGCAGTCTCGATCAGCAGGTAGGTGATTGGAAGCGAATTGCCAAGTTTATTGCTCGTGCAAATTAAAGCTCTGAGTTCCAATGCTTTTAGTTTTTAGACCTTCTTTTGAATTTTGCCGAGAACTTGGAAGCTCTTGAATTGAGAGTTCAAAAGTTACAAACCGATACCCGCAATTCCTGCACGTCCTTCTCCGCCGAACGGATCCGTTCTTCAGCCGCTCAGTATTGCTGACCGAGCAGTGCTGACAGCCGCAGCGGCGGCAGTACATTCCGATTGCGGGGTTGTCTTTCTCTGTCATCGCGGCGGTCTCCGGCGGGGAATGTCTGCTGCCGTGATGCGGCGGCGATTGCGGGCGGGGGCTTCTCCGAGCACGGAATTGAGCGTCACGCCAACGAGCGATGCCGCTACCGCGTTTCCTGCCACTCCATCCAGCCAGTGGTTGTCCCGCCCCGGCCGGAGGTTCCAGACCGTGACTGTGCGGCCGCTCTCGGCGGATGTCTGCTGGTCGGGATACTCGGCCGTGAGGTGCTCGGCCAGCATGTAGTGCGTTTGCGGGTCGCCGCCGTACAGCGTGATCGCTCCCGGATCTCCTGGGACCGTGGCAAAGCGGTCGAATAGAAACGACTTCCACCAGTTGGAGTCGAACAGGCAGTGCCGAATCGCCCGCTTCACGTTGCGCGTGACCATCCAGTTCAGTCCGATTTCCTCTCCCGGCCGTTTCTCGTAGGCCGCAAATGGCTTAGCCCGGGGGCCGACAGCTCGCCCGAGGCTCGGCATTGCGACCGTCGAAAATTCCTGTTCGCGGCAGACCTGATAGACCAAGTGCGATTTGTAACCGGCATCGACCAGAATCCGGGAATGCCGAAAGGTAATGCCGTCCTGCCGGTGATAACTTTTCATCACGAGCTGCGTGAGCAACTCGCGTAGTCCGGCCAGCAACGCCCCGTCGACGCTCGCTCCGGGATAATTCTGCCGCAGCGTGAGAGCGAGGTCTGAGTTGGTGAAGTACCGCCGCCGCTGATCGGGAAACGCTCCGTAATCGATCACAGTCCCGGCGAAGTTCGATGCCCAGCCCATCGTCACATAGAACAGCACGTCTTGCTGGCAGTCGATGAAGCTGGTTACCCGGTCGCAGTCCATCGGGAGTTGGCTTTGCGGCACGCGGCTCAACCGGCTTTGCAGCACATGCATCGGCGGGACGATTAGCAGCCGGTCTTCGCTCGACTTGGGTGGATCGTTCTGGTACTCCGCATCGAAGGTCAGCGGGTGATCAATCTTGAGGTTGTAGGCATGCTGCAGCGCCGACGCCTCGTCCGGGTTGAACCGCACCGGCCACGCGATCACCGCTCCGGTGTCCATCTCGCTCTGGTTGCGGAGATAGAATTCGGTTGCCTCGCGGCCGTCGCTGCCGGTGGCTAGACTCCGTCGTCGAACTTCGGCGTATTCATCCCAAAGCCGCTTCGCCTTCTCACCCGGCGGCCACTCGTAGACCAGCTTACAGCGGAAGCCGTGGAACTCCGGATGACGGCGAGTGTCTAGGAGCTGGTCCGCAAGGTCGTTTTGTTCAATCACTGTGAGCGGAAACATCGCGGCGATCTTCCGCTTGGGACCAGCCAGCCCCAGCACTGCTCCCTTGATGATCTTCATTCGTTTCTCGGTCTGGCTCGGGCTGCGGGCTGATTCGTCGGTCTGCACATCGTCGCCAATCACGAGGTCGGGACGAACGGTCTTGCCATCAGGCCGGGTGAACTTCATCCCGCGGATTCGGCCAGTGAGTCCACGCACGCGGATAATCGCTCCACTTGCCTGGCTCCCCTCGACCGTCGGAAAGACAATCGTCGAGTCGGACCACTGCATCTGCGTCCGTGTGCCGTTGCAGAGTTGACCCTTGCAGCGGTTGGCAATTCCCTCCAGCCGCTGAATTGGATAACAGACCTCCGGCCAATCCTCGGCCAGCAGGTCGTTCGACTCCAGCTCCGACTTGATTGAGCTTTGCAGCTCATCGGCTGCTTCCTGACTCGCCCCGAGCAGCACCACGAAATTCCGCCGCCCGGTCATCGTCGCCCAGAGCACTGCGACTTCGCAGTCGGTCGTCTTTCCGCTGCCACGTGGCAGGGCAAATGCTCTCAAGCCCCCGTTCTCAATCGTCTCCTGCAGATACTGCCGCAGCTGGATTTGGTCCCTGGAGGACTCCAGTGGATAGCGCTCGGGAAAATAGGTCTGGCCAAAGTAGGCCAGCGACTCCCAGGCCTTTCCTTTCCGCTCAGCGTCCTTCACCAGCGGCAGCGGCGCGATATCCCGCCCGGTACGGCTCGCTTCGGCGTTCCGTTCCCGCTCCCGTTCCTTCTTCCTTGAATAAGAATCGGCCGTCCCATCCGACAGCTCTTCGGAGGGCAATTCCTTTAGATGCCGTCTCGCGGCCAGCCAAGCCGTGAACCGAAGCAGGTCGACCGTCTGTCCATCGCCGATCCGATTACCAGCCTCGGCGCGGAGTTCCCTCAGCCAGCGGTCATCGATTACCGGGCCCAGTGGGGTCGAGTTCAGCAGCTGCACCAGCCGTCCCGGCTTGAGCCGGCGTGGATCAGGCTTTTTCCTCTCGCTCAATCAGCAATCACTCACGCGCCCCGCACGGTGTCTCCCTGCAGTGGCAGCCAGCCTCGACCAGCTCAATCTTTCGAGCGCGCAGCCAACCAAGCCGCGTAGTGCACCAAGTTGATCGTCCCGTCACCATTCACCGGAGCACCCGCGCGGACATCCGCATTCAGCATGGACGGAGAAATCACCTGCCCGGCAGCGTTAGTCAACAGCTTGGAGAGTTGTTCAATTGAGAGAGAATCTGGACCGCTTTTCAAACGCAACTCGTAGGATAATACCAATTAATTGGTAACAATCGCATCGGCGGGAATTTTGAACTCAACCTCTCCTTCCC